TACGCCGCACCAATCGTGCGCACGTTATTCATCGTGCTGCCCATTTCCTCAAGGGAAACACCAGCAATGGCCGCAGCATCAGCCGTGAGCGTCAAATACTTTGTTAATTCCTGACCTGGTTGAATACCAGCCGCAACAGCGTTAGCGGCAATCGTAGCCGCATCACCTAAACCAAACGCGGTACCCTTTACAGATGCTAAAGCGGAGTCCATAATTGTTTGCACGCTTGCCGCAGAATGACCCAAACCCTCAAGCTTAGCCGTCGCATTATCAATGCTAACCAAACGATCAAAACCGCTAGACAGGGTTTTAGTCAGTAACGCAACACCAGCTGCACCAGCGGCAGCCGCCGCCGCAATACCAATACCGGCAACCGTTGTGCCAAGCTTACTTAACGAACTTTGCGCCTCTTTTGCGCCCTTGTCATCATACTTGGAAACAATGGGAAGATTAATGGCCAATTTAGATCTCCCGACTTACTTGCTCAGACCACTTGTTGATAATGTCAACAGACTTACTAATAACAACTTGACGTTGTTGCAAAAACTTTTTATAGAACACGCGACCACCATTAGGCCAACCAGAAATCCGACTATGAACATTTCTGTACAACGCCATCCCTTGACCGTAAGGCGTTTTCTTGTAACGGTCGCTAGAATAATTACCCAAATCGCGAGGCCGTCGCCCGATCATGTCAATAACAAACGGGGTCGCGTTTTTGTAATTCATCGACAATGAAACAACAGATTGCCGGCCCGCGCCCTTACGCGACTTACCAGGCGTAACACGAACGGAGCCAGAAACAGCGCCCCAACCCCAAGTTCCAAAAGATTGACGAAAACCCGACAATAAAGGCTGAGTCGGGTATTCCCCCGCAATCAGCTTAGCCGTCGGCTTCAACTCAGACCTTAAACCAGAACGCAACGCCTTAACAGACTCACGCTCAATCTTATTTAACACACGAAACGTGCGAGCCACATCATCAGCATCAAGTGTTGGGGTAAGCATAAAAAACTCCTCACCCCATTCTACCGCGATTTACTAGCCTCAGTGCCCTTAGCAATTAAATATCTTTGCAAAGTCCACAACATGCGCGGATCAAGGTTCATCAACTCAGTCGGCGAGATACCAGTCTCGCACGCAATAGAGGCAATCAACCAGTGAGCCGAAGAATCCCCCAGCCCCTTTATGCTTTTGGGTCATCAACCTCAATGCCAGAAACAGTCTCAACCCAAGCATCAAAATCTAACGCAGTTTCTTTGCGACGCTTCAACGAGTTCCACGCCAAAAAGAAAAGATACGTCAAACGAACATCAGTGCTAAAGGATTGCACAGACTTGTCGAACTTTGCCTCAAACGCAACAAAGTCAGGTGCGGCAGCAACAGCCTTAGCCTTACTACCGTCGGCATACTCAATGTGTAAAGTAATAGGATTCATGCCCCCACCCTATCAGATTAGCTAGTGCCGCGTGTGATTCCTGAACCGCTTGCAAGTGGCCAAGTGATTGACTGTGTAGCCAAATCTCCAACCGTGGAAGCGATAGGGGTTGTCTGCGAAACGAGGTACACACCCGTGTAGCTAGGGTTAGTTGCAGTAACCGAACCGCTGGTTGGTGTAACAACAACAGTTGCCTGTGAACCGAAGTTTGTCCAAATGGTTTGATCAACCGCACCCGAGCCGGTCGTTGCAAAATCCTGGTGGAAATCTAAAGTTATTGCACCATCTTTGAGACCGCCGACGCGTGAACGCCAACCTGTGCCAAACGCGGTCGTTTCAACCTCATCAGCAGTGATGTCAATAGTAACCGCTGCAATGTGGTCGCTGAAGTCAACGCCGTTGATGGTTGTCTTAATGTCTGTAGCGACGAACTTGGCCAAAATAACTCCTTAGTAAAAACGTGAACGGTTCAAACCGTCACTATTATCATACCGCATAATTGATTAGTTGCCGTAAACAGTAACCAACAAATCGCAGGCAAGATAAGTAATATCGTTGATAATAATCGAACCGATGTTGCTCATCTCAGTCACACGAACATCATAAGCCGAACCGCCTAAAGATTTATCGGACTCAACAGCCGCCTTGATGCCACCCTCACCTGTAGAAATGTACTGATCCAAACGGCGTTGCGCCTCACGTTCAGAAACACGCCCAACAACGACAGACACCACAAAATTGTATTCCGTCAAACCACCAGCAAACGCCCCATCATAGGTGACGTTCCCCAACGCAACAATCGCAATCGGCGGTGACGGGTTATCGGGGATAGTCTCAGCGACACGCAACCCTCTAATCGTGCCCAGGTTCGCACCTAAGCCCTTACGAATGTCGGCGATACTCACGCTACCGAAACCCTCTTAAACGGCATCAAGAGAGCCTCAACGTCAGGATCAGTCCTGCCAACACGGATAGCACCGAGATCGCCGAAACCTATAATTCCCGTGGGTGAGTCATAACGCTTGAACTGGCGCATCGCCAACAAAATAGTGGCCTGTTTAATCTGCACAGGGATAGACGCCCAACCCCAAACGCCAGTGACCTTTACGGTAGCGGTGCGACCCGTCACACTAATCCACGACGGAAACAGAAAATCCCCGACGGCACGCAACTGTGTGAAAGGGTGAGCCAAACCTGACACAATCCCATTCACAGGTTCTAACTGGTAATCATCCGCAGTCCACACGGTTGCAAACACGTCAGCATCATCCGCCGTAACGACTTGTGAAACGGAAATAACGTCATCCGTGAGTGTTATGAAAGCATCAGCCGGCGCAAAATACCTCGTTGCAGTTCCCGCGTTATAAAACGACCGCTGGCAGTAACCATCAATCTCACGCGAAGCCGCCTCAATGCTCAACTCAATCAGCGAATCGTCAACAGCATCAGCAATGCGCAACGCCGCTTTCACATCAGACAGGGTCGCGTACCCGTTTGTTACCGCCATAAGAATAAACCTCCGCTATCAGTTTACCGCATCAGCGCCGAAACGCTCACGCAAGAACGGCAACCAATACCAGTTCCAAACCGTTTCCACATCAAACTGTTTCGCAAACTTCACAGATTCCGTTGATACGCCGCGCTCAGCCTCATACGCTAACTGCAACCCGTCAAGGATTGATTGCACGTCGGGAATCATATACCAGGCCGCTTGCGGCTCATCCCAAAACATGTGACCCTCCACCAGCCACGAGTCGGGGCCTGCAAGATCCGGTGATGCCGCCCACGATGACGCAATAACTCTTGTGCCGCACGCCTGTGCCTCAACCTGTGGAACACCAAACCCTTCACCATATGACGCGCTTAAAACAACGTCGCAGGCGGTCATGAACGCCGCCAACACTTCTTGCGGGTAGCCGGTGCGCAACACGTCACTATTAGCCAAAATAACAGACGTGTCATCTAGACCGCACGCCCTCAACAAACGCGGCAACAGGAAACCGCCAAACGCGTTAGACCCTTCCATGTGCAAATATAGAAACGAGTCAGGGTGCTCAGCATGAAACGCCGCAAACGCCAAAAGGTTCTCAGCCAACGCCTTACGATGAATAAGCCCATTAGCCTTATTAGCCGCAAACATGCCAACCAAAAACGCATCATCAGGAACACCCAAATACTCACGGGTAGGCATCCCAAACGCCTCAAACGTCGGCTTCATAACCTTAGTGTCAATGGCGTGAGGAATATAGGTTGATTCAACCCCTGCCGCTTCCAACTGGCGTTGCCCGTGAGGACTCATAGTTATCGGTGTCACATTACGGCGCAACAAAAACTTCAACACGTTAGGCGGCAACGAAACATGATCCAACGGTGTCCACGCCAACACATCACCATCAAACCGCAAATCGTTATACACCCACTGATCATACAAAGTGATAACAGCATCTTTCATGCCAGGGTTCTTAGTTTTCCAATCCTCATGCCACACCGGAATAACATCATCCGAATACGGCTTAAACCCTTTAGGGTAATGCTTCACCTTCCCATGACGTGTCTTAATCTCAGACACCTCACCCTCCAACCCATAATTGGAAAGGTTCGCCACCTTGAAACCATGCAACAACAGTTTCTCAGCCAAAAGTTTCCCCTGCACCCCGTAACCCGTTGGTGCGTTAATCGAATTAGACGCAATCGAAATAGCGCCCCTCATTTTTTCAATAGCCATACCGTAAGCCTATAACATCACACCGTCACAGTGCAGTGTTCACCCAAACCTGATCCTCAATGTTAGGCCCCCACTCATACGACACAGACACCAACTCAAAACCATTCGACAACATCAGCTCCGACACTGCCGCAGAATCATGATGCCCCTCATGCCGGTGAAACTTCTCCGTCTCCAAATGAAACACTTTTACACGCGGCAACCAAACACCCAACCCCATAATGAACTCATAAGTGAAACCCTCCAAGTCAACTTTCACAACATCCAAAAACGGTTCATCAAACCCCAACGCAAACAACAACGTGTCCATGCGCGTAACCGGCACCGCAAAAGTCTCAGTCGGCTCACCAAAATCATCAAACTTCTTCAACGACGACGAACCAGCAAAATCTTTACGGTCAGACACTATCCGCGTAAAATGTGCGCTCCCATCAAAATCAGCCAACGCCGCCTCAATAACCGTAAACGCCGGATACTTTTTGCGAGTAGCCTTTACCGCAACAGGGTTCGCATCAACCGCAATAACATTTGTGGCATGCAACTCGTCGGCCAACCAAGCCGCATCGTCACCATCACGAGTCCCAGCATCAACAACCGTGGTCGCGGTGTCACCAAACCGTTCACGGTACGCCGAAACAATATCACCCAAACGCTCATGTTGATCCATGTGCTCAGTTTACTTTATGGCAAAAGAAAACCCCCCACCAAAAAGGCAGGGGGCAATCTTTAGTTCAACGACTAAGCGTTGACCAGGTACTTCACATGAGCTGCGTGAGTCAGTCCACCGTCTACACGGTAGGTGAAACGGTAGCCCGTTGTGTCGTTCGCAAAATAAGCATCCTGCGAAACAGCAACCTGAAGGCCGGTCGTTGCAATCTTGAATGATGGCAGGTGACCGAACAGAACAGGCTTCGCTGAGGTAGCGATGTCAGCAAGGGCAGGGTTTTCGTAGATTGGGAAACCTGCGAAAATGTCTGGCCCGCCAACCTGCGGCTGGTACAGGAATGTTCCATCGCCGTCTTTCAGCTTACGAATAGCTGAGAGAGTCTTGGTGTTAGCCATGAAGCCAACACCTGGAAGGCGACGTGCAGCACCATCAACCGAGTAAACAAGGTCAAGGAGCTGATCCGCTGTGATGCTGGTGGTTCCACCAGTTACACCTGAACCCGCAGCCGTAACAAGCTTAGTTGTCATCGCAGCGTTTACACCGAACCCGATAGCGTTACCGGCTTGTTCTGCCAGCGTGCCCTCAATGTCAAACCCAGCATCTGAAAGCAGTTCGTTAGCAACAGGAATAATGAAAGCCTGCTTGGTTGGCTGCAACAGAATTGAGCTGAACGTAGGATCTGACTCAGGGATAGCTGAACCAGCCGAAACAGCCGTTGATGCGCTGTAAGCGGTGAGAACAGGAATCCGGAGGTCTTCACCCGAGGTACGGTTGATAACTTCAGACGTTTCCAGGATTGGGCCAACGAGACGTGCCTGAAGGAAGACGCGATCAAGGAAGCTTACTGGAACGGTGTTCACTGATGGAACAATAGCGCCGCGTGACTCAAAGCCGAACTCGTGCCCACGGATTTCGCCGCGTGCCATCGAACGGAAAACGTCACCGTCGTTGCGTGCCTCAACAGCAGGAACAAAACCAGCGGCAGCAACAGCAGCTTCTGACTTGCGCTCCTCGTTGCGGGTAGCAACAGCAATAGCCTCATCAGCGCGACGAATGTCGACTTCAATGGCTTCAATCTTTTGTGTAGCTTCAGCGTCAAGACCGCCACGCTCCTCAGCAACATCCAGGGTTTCCTGAATCTGCGAAACAAGGTTAGCGCGAAGTTCTTGCTGAGCTTTTACAAACTCGGACAATGTAACTCCTAAAATAGAATCAATAAATGGAACGGTGGCGAATGACGCTCAACCTGACTAGCAGCGATAACGCACAGTTCTAGCTTGTTCTAGTATATGTCAAAATGACATTAACACGTTAACGTAGTTCGCGTGCCCCCATGACGCGCCGAACAATCTCAGGCTCAACCTTTGCGTTTAACGCGGCAGTAACCTCATCAACAGCCTCATCCGTGCAACCACAGTTTTCGCAAGTGCATGCGTTACGCAACACCCGTGCAACTTGTTCACGCTTAATCATTAGAGGCCTTTGAGTAACTGTAGCTTCTTTTTCTTGAGTGCCAACATTTCAGCGTTTACATCTGGCTCATCAACAGGTGCCAGCGTGTTGATTACGGCAGACAAAAGGTCACGATCCGCTGGTGTAATGTCTTCCCCAGCCTCAACCTTAGTAAGTGCCGCAGTCAGCTGGTCAGCGTCAACCTGTGCACGTTCAGCAACAGCCTCAAGGTTACGAACCGAGGTAGTGCCAGCGGTGCCAGCATAAGCCGGAAACGCAACAATCGAAACCTCATGCAACCGCACAGCCTTCAACGTTCGCTCATTACCATCAGCTGACCACTGGTCACGGATAACAGTGAAACCAAAAGACATAGAATCAACATCCCCACGCTTCAACAGCTCAGCAGCGTCACGGCCGGCAGAAGTGTTAGGCAAAACACCCTGAACCTTCAAACCGCGCTCATCCTCAACCAGTGTCAAAGTTTTTGCACGGGTAGAACCCAAAACCTGTGACGTGTCATGATTCCACAAAAGTTTCACATCATTACGCGACTTCAGCGAACGGGTGAAAGCGCCGCGATCAATCTTCTCAATGAACGGCAACGGTTGAGAAGGCGAATCGAAAATAGCGGCGTAACCTTCGAAAACCATACCGTCGCCCTCTTCACGGACTTCAATCGATTCGTGGGCGGTGCGCGTTTCTCGACCCATCTCTGAACGATCTTCCTCAGTCATTTCATCTTCTTCCTGTAATCTTGAAACAATTTTCTCTGCATAGTTCATAGTTTTCTCCGCTGCTGATTTAGAAGGGCCGGAACCCCAGAGCAAATGCGCTACAACACCAGCACTAGGATAATCGTCAGATTCAGGGTCAGCGGCAGGAGCGTCAAGGTCAGCCATGTGGCGAGCAATCCAAGCCGCGATACGCACCCACTTATCAGCAGAAACTTCACCGGCAGCCATAGCACGCGCCTCACGCACAGTCTTATCCGTTACACCATCACCAGCTAAACCCTCAGAATAGTATTCCAAACCTTGACTGGCAGCATCACGCATATACTCAGGTGGCGTCAAATCAACGTCACGAGTTTCACGAAACTCACCCTCATACGTTCCACCAGGCTCAATCTCCTCAGCAACAGAGATAGCAACCATCTGATCAATAGCATCCTGTTCAGACTCGTGACAAGCAACAAGTTCGCCGTCATCTTTCACAGTTGCCCACGCTGGGCAGTCAGGGTGTTGGTCAGTAATAAAATAAGGCATTATTCTTCCTCAGCAATATATGAGCCGGATAGATGGAAATTGTCAGCAGTAGCAAGAGTTATAGGTGAACCCTGTGCAAACGGAATATTAAAAGCGGCGTTACCTTGAGAATCAATACTCTTTAAAAGCATCTGAACTTCACCGGCAAAAACGTGACCGAAAATAGGGTAGTCACGGCCAGTAGAAATGTCGTGCAAACATCCGGCAGAAAACTGGTAGTTGTGTTTGCAAGCAAACGGCAAATCAATGTAATACTGTCCAGAACCAAAACTTGTAATGTTGTCAAAGTCAACCTGTATCTGAAAATGTACGAGCGAACCAACTTTGATATATGTGCCACTAAATAGAGGTGCGCCATTAAATGTTGGCTGTGTGCCTAACGTTCCGCCAATAACCTCAAAGATTACTTCTTCAGGTGTTGGCCCTTCTGGCCCTTCTGGCCCTTGTTCACCCTGTGGGCCTTGTGGCCCTGTTGCACCAGCACCAGGCGGAATGACAATAGCAGAGTTTACACCGCTAACACTTACTGTCGCACTCGCCGGTGTAGCAACGATCACAGTAGAAGTCTGTTGTGTCGTTATGACATCCGTCATCTTGTGACCTCAGGGAAGACATAGAAACGCCCTTCAACTAGACGGGTAACGTAACCTGCACCAGACACAAGTTCAAGGTCATAAATGAACTGTGTGTTAGGTGTGCCATCAAGTGCGGCTGTTTGTGTAGCAGTCAAGGCTAAATCAATCGTGCCAGCAGTGCCACCCAAAGTAATACCAGTACCGGCAGTGAGTGACACAATTGCTGTTCCGGCTTCGTAAGAATCACGCACCTGCATACGGGCGTTATATCCGGTAAGGTTTACGGCTGTGCCGTTAGTTTCCCACGTTAGACGGTAATCAAAGTTTGCACCCTGATAACAGTTCAAATCAAGATAACCTGGTGCCTGCATCATTTCACCTCATAAACATCAGTCGGGTTTTCAGGGTCAACCTGCGCCACACCCTGCAACTGCACCGAAGGCAACCCAGTGTGCGCCATAGGTGGCAACCCCATCGAAGACAAAACCTCCGCAGGATCGAAACCGACCAGAATCAATGACTGTGCCATTTTCACTTTCTCGGCCTGGGCGCGCAAATCAGCCGCATCAATATTCACGTTAGCCAACGGCACACGAACCGAATCAGCGGCAGGATCATTCACAGGCCGCAAATCCTCAAGGCGGCGAACATCATTGATAGTCAAGTAACCGGATTGTAAACCGTTTGAATAGGCGGCAGTTCGTGACGTAATGTCAGCGCGCAACAACCCGTCAAGGTTAAACTTGATAAACGCGGTTTCGCCACCCTGATACCGTGACATG